CCCAAGTGGGCTATCGGCTGGCAAAGTATCGCTTATGTAAATTGTGTAGGGGCCAGCAAAACCACCCTCACAATAAAGCCTTGGGATGTAACCCTTACCCTCAAAAAACTGATTCTGGTTATCCCAACCAATTTGGCGTTCAATCTGATTCCCTTGTGGGTCAGCGCAAGTAACAGTCGTGAGTGCCTGTTCGGCAAATGCATTGGGCGTGTGCAATAGCATCGTGGCCCCTACGATGAAAGCGACTAACGCCACTCTCAAAGATTTGTGCATTTACCGCTTAGAATCCTTTGCAGACTTACCAGCTGTGATTGCGCTATCCATCTCGGCTTGAGTCAATTTGCCGTCATCGATTAAGCCCTTGGCGGTTTCGCGTAGGACTACGACCAACGGCAACAAGGCTGCCATTAACGCGCCCTTGATTGGCTCGATTCCAACTCCAGCGGATAGGCCAAATGTGGCTAGTCCCTCATAGGCAATAAGCGCAACCACTCGCACTGCAAATGTTTTGTACTTGTTCACGATGCCAAGATTTCCTTTGGATCTAGATCAACGCCATCGCTCCAACGCAATTTTGATCGATATTCAAAATGTAAATGGGGACCAGATGAGTTGCCTGAATTGCCCGATTCGCCAACGATCTGACCCTTTTTGACTACTTGACCGGGCTTGCAACGAACGGCGTTTAGGTGTGCATAAATTACCCAGCCACCTGCGACCTTTTGCACAACCTGGTTGCCGTAGGACTTGCCCCAGTTGGCGTTTTCGATCTTGCCGTCAGCTACTGCCAATACGGGTGTGCCGGTGGGTACTGCAAAATCAACGCCTGTATGGTAGCCCTTTGACCACATTTTGCCAGCCTTTTTGTAGGCCGTTGTGATCTTGCCGTTCTTAATTGGTAAGGCCATGATTGCCCTTTCGTGTCATGGCCCTGTGTTTAGTTTTATTCTGATTCTTGAGTTTCTGGATCTGGTCTTAAATCAGCTGCTGTTAACGTTTCTTTACATCCACCACACATGGCAGTTTCTAAGTTGCCTAAAAAGTTGTATTCGACATCTTTATTGGCACAACCATCCGCTTCACATTTGAAAGTAACCATCTTATGCCGCCTGATAAGTGAATTGGCAAGCAAAAAACTTGTTTGTTGCTGGCGCCCATGTAAAAGGTGCAGTCGTGCTTACATCTGTACCAGTTGCATAGGTAGCCCCAACATTGTAAGCCACACACCTAAACTTGTCGGTTTGACCAATACTTACAGTAGGACCATAAAAATAACTTGATCCATTGTAAAATGTATTTGTACCTACCACGATACCAGTTGTGGTGTAACCAGTGTTTGTAAAAGGTAGTGAAACATCTAAAGGACCAGTCACAGTCGAAGTTGATCCAAAAGTACACACGCCCCTTACATGGACAATTTTACCTAATTTGGCATACACAAAAGTCGTAGTGGCATTACCAAGTGTTACGCCGCTTATTGTCGGAGTGTACGCAGTCCAAGCTAGTAAACCTGTGCCTACGCTTGTATCAATAGCATCGCCGAGCGTTTCAATAGCTGTTGCGCCATCTTTAACATAATCTGTGCTCGTTGGCACAGTCCAACCATTGTTTGGAGTCGTGGTTGCCATTTATAGATCCTGCCATTCTGTCGTACTTGGAGTATACCCTGCCCAAGTTGTGGTTGGTGGTATTTGATACCAGATTATTGAGCTGTAAGTTTCGGAATATGACGAACAAGTCAAAGCCAAATCTGCTGTGTATCGGGTCAAGTTCCATGTGTAACCCTCGACAAAACCATCAAAGGTTGTGCCAAAGACTGCTGGCAAATCCTCGGTGCTGATCCGTAAGCCGTTATAGACGGCGGCCAGGGCATCCCGAGTTGCATCGCTGACCGTTGGCGAGTGAAGTGGGATTGTCAGCTGCTCTGGATACATTCTTGGGTAAGCGCGTGACTCTAGGAAGTCGGCAGCCTGTGCTTCAGCATCGGATAGGTTATGCAAGACGGTTGAGCGCGTACCGGACAACTGGCCATAGAGAATGATCGACTGCTCATCCCGAGCGTTTGTAGATCCTGCTCGATAAGTCACGGTTACGTCATTAACGATTTCGCCCCATTGTGCGGCGGTGCGTAAGCCGTTGGCTAATAGATCATCGGCGGTCAGGACTAGCGGTGTCGCGCTGGCTCTAGCTGCGTAGTCGTCATAATGCAATGAGCCTGTGCCATTTTCCCAAAGGACACCGCGCCCCGAGTTAGCCGCGATCCCTGCCAATGTGTAGGCATCTGTAACGCCATCACTGTATGCCATAAGTTCGTATTGTCCAGGCACATCGATGTTGCCTGTCAGGCTGTCGACAAGGTCTTGCCCTACTGCATCGTAGGATTCCCAAGTCGCACCCGTTGGCAGCTGCGCCCAAGTAAGCGTTGGCGATACATCATCCCATTCGGTCAAAAATGCTTCGGTTAGAATGTTGAGGAGTCGTGTGCCGTCAAACTCTTTTGCGTAGTTAGTTGACCCGACTAATCGGCGGTTAAGTTGAGCCAATGGCCCGATGGCTGTAATGCTGTAAACGGCGATTGAGCCATCAGATCCGTACGCTTGCAAACTGATGTCAATGTCGCTGATAGTGCCGTAAAAAATTTGCTGCGTGCCTGATGTGCCTTTGTCGATACTGATTGTGACTGACTGGCTCAACGCCACATCCAAAGGCTCGCTGGCATCTGTCCACAACTGGATCGATGCAAACCCTGGCTGGGGTTGCTCGGTTACATCATTGCGACCACTGCGAATGTTGATGGATGAGATTGTCTTGTCAGCGTAAGTGGTAGTCCCACCAAAAGTGACTGTCGGATAAGGATCGTAAGTTGTCACAGTGTTGCGCCAACCAGGTTGATTGCGCCTGTACGGCGTGAGGAGTCTTGAAGTAGTCGCTCAATGCTTCTGCGTGCAGACTCGCCATCAATGACACCGTTCATAATAATTGTCACGCCACCGCCAATTCCAGGCGAAATCGAGCCATTGCGACCTGCCGACATGGTTAGGATCTCGGGTCCACGTTCACCCACCAAATAGGAGTTACCACCCGTTACAGGCCCACCCAAGGCTCGTGCGCCCAAGATTCCTTGTTGCCCAGCTGGCACACCAATGAAATCTTGGAATGGCTGCTCAACATTGCGCCCAAACCAAGTCAAAGCCTCTTTGCCCTTGCGATAAGCAGTTGCGATAGCGTTGATAGCATTTGCGACATTGGTTAAGGCTTTTGCCATTGTGTTCAAATTGTCGTTACCTTTGGTTGCATCAGCACCAGACAAAGCACCAAACAAGTTTCCAAACGCTGTTGCCAAATCTCTCAAAGTTGAGCCAAGGTTGTACGCGCCGCCTTTATCGCCACCAGTTAATTCATTTTGCAATGTGCGAACTTTGCTTGTTAATCCACTATTTGGGTCTTTGCCAGTGAATCCCAAAGCAACAAGGTTGACTTGATCCAAAAGGGTCTTCAAAACTGGTATTAACTTTGCGCCCAAATCCTCTTGAATTTCGCCAAAACGCTCACGCAAGATTGCCAATTGGCCAGCGTAAGTCTGGGTATTTGCAGCAGCTGATCCGCCAAACAATTTGGTCAATTCTGTTTGGGCTGCTGTAAAGTCGCCAGTTTTTTTAATGCTTTCACTTAAAGGAACGCCCAGTCTTGTGAGTGCGCCAAGGTTGCCTGTGTAAGCCTTACCAAGTGCCAGGCTTACTGTTTCAAGATCCTTGCCAGTTGCGCTACTTATGTCAATCGCAAGGTTAAGCAATTCTTGTGACTTTGTTAGGTCTTGGGTTGATACAGACAATTGGGCAAGTGCCGGGCGAAGTTTACTGTCTGAAATACCGTAAGACATTTGCTGCTTAGTAATCCAAGATTCAGTCGCGGCAATTTGAGAATCAGTTGCTTTTGTTGTCAACTTTAAGGCAGTTGCCAATTTGGTTTGGCTGATTTCATCGTCAGCAGCTGCTTGGACTGCATCTACGCCAATTTTGATTGCCATAGCACCAGCGGCCACGCCTACCGCTGCAAAAGCCTTAGCCATTTTCGCGCCGTTTAATGTGCTACTTGTGCCTAATTTGCCTAAGTCTTTGTCAGCATCTTTCATGCCTTGACCAAACTTGGAAACGTCAGCGAGTAGGTTGAGTTTGAGGGTACGGGTAGTTGCCATTAGTTTGTCCTAGTCCAATTGTCGAGAACCTTGTCTACGGCTGCAAACCATCTGCGAGTGACCTCTGGCTGTAATGCCTTAAGCGTAGGGAAAATCCAATAACCTGCGTTGCCTCTGCCGTTACTTGCTGAACGCTCTGGGAACTTGTAACCACCATTTGGAAACAGACCTTTTGAACCCTTAGCGTTGCGGTCTGCGCCAAACTCATTACCAAATAAAAGTACGCCGGCATTTGCGCCACCAGATGCCCGACCTCGTGAGCCACCGATTGTGATGTTTGGTATGCGGTCTTTATTGCCTCGGACAGTAGCTGCCACGATGGCAGTTTGCGACGGCATTGGTCCACCTACATAACCAGCCATTTTGACCGCTTGAGCAGTCCACTGGCTAATTGATGTTACATCCTCTTTTAAGGCTTTTTTGCTGTCATCATCCATTGAGTTCAAGGCCTTGTAAAGGCTGCTTAGATCGCGCTGGTTAGGCTTGATGCTAACTGTTGTCTTTAAGTCCATCTCACCTATTCCTCTCTGCAATCAGCTCAAAAGCCGTTTCAATGTCAGTGAGCGACCACTGCGCCAGTTCACTTAATGCAATGCCAGTGTGAGTGGCCAGTGCGATTAAGTTTCGCTGGAGGCTTCCGGGCTTATGGCTTTTGGGTCCTCTGTCACCACATCAAACGTATCAAAAACGGTTTCAACCCAAGTTTGATGCATCTTTAGATCGGTGTGACCAGCCATAACGCTTGCTTTGTAAAGCACATACGTTATGACTTCAAGACTTCCAGTTCCAACCTTTTCTTGTGCCTGGGTAAATGTGTAGCCCAAGTCGCGTTCCAGTTGAATCCAAAGCCAAGCCGAGTCATCGCTCACTATGTAATTATCGCCCTGTTGTGTTTTAATTTCGTATTTCATAATGGTTGCCCTGTTCTATTCATTAAGCCCGAGTGACCGAGCCATCCTCGATGACAAACTCAAGTGTGGTTGTTAGCACGTCAGTTGCCGCGCCACCTGCTGGTGGAAATACTGGGAAAACATTGCCTGTGAATGTATCGCCATTTGCATCAAAACTGAATGCTAATGATGTATCTGGGCTGTTCTTAGCTGCATCCCATAGAGCCGAGCAAATGCCGGTCGATGAGTTCCAGTCGGCAAACATTTCAACTGACAAAGTGCCTGACTTGTCTACTGTCTTGTAAGCGCGGCCAGCTAATACTTCAAGTACCTGCTGGTTGTTTTCTAGTGCCATTGTGACACTGCTTGCTTGGTCTGCGTACGACACCGAGTTGATGGTCAGTGTGAGATTGCGACCAGTTACATATACTGCTGGCATTTTTCTTACCTCTCTTAGTTGGTTGTTACCATCTCGATGTTGATCTGGCTGATAAGCATGTCGGCATTGCCGATTTGCTGGACTGACGGTTGTGACCATCCACCCAAAAACGCGATGTTATTGGCTAGTAAATCGGTTACCGACAAAATTAGGGTTTCCAAGTTGGCTAAGGCTGCTTGGTTGTCAGCTGCATTGACGATGCAAGTGATGTCAAAGCGAACGTGAATGCGTGATCCACCGATTGCGCTGACTGTCATGTAAGGCGATCCCGGCACAAGCACAATGGCTGGCGGCGTGATGTTCTCATTCGGGTATGCGTAAACTACGCGCCCAGCTGCTCTTAGAGTTTCTGCCAGTGCGTTACGCATTGTCACTAAATTAGCCAAGGTAGCCTCGGGTGTCTAGGTGCTTGCCTAGTAGGCCTGATACACGGGTAAGCATTGAACGGCCTAGGCGGTATGGTGCAGGGCTTTGGAAGTCCACACCTTGCTGGCCTAGTGTGCCGGTACGAGTGATCCATATGTCACAGGCAATCGCCAAACAGGCCTCCGAGATTTCTGGGTATCCTGTGTCGTACATTGTCGCCTGGCTAGTCAATAAGGCTCGGCCATTTGGAATGACCTTGCGCTTTGTAATGTCTGCGTTTGTGATTGCAGCTTCAAAGAATGACACGCCGTACTCGTCGTAGCCAACCTTTGTAACAGTCCGTGAACCGTTAAAAGGTGAGCCACAACCTGTGACGGTCAAAGCCTGACCCACCACAAATGTGTTGTCGTAGCAGTAAAAGCGAGCGACATTGTTTGTCAGCTGAACGCCATTGATGGCTACGTCATCAAAAATCAAATACGAAAGCAAAATGTTTTCGGCTGCATCTGCAACCTCTTGCACAATAGAGTCGGCGTAAATGTCGCCAATACCCAAAACGGCTTTTAACTCACTGATGGTAATCAGTGCCATTTTATCCTCCTATTGTGTAAGTGTGTGGGGGACACAGGGCCGCATCCCCCACACTTCTAACTAACTCTGCCGATTAAGACAGGTTAAAGCGACGAACGCCGCCAGCGGTCAAAACGCCTACGGCCAAGTAACCGTAAAGCATTGTTTCGATTTCGCCAGATGTGACCACGTTAGTGGACATGCGTAGGATCGGTGATTCGTAAATTGCAACAGCTGATGGAGTCACAATGAAAGCTGACTCGTCGATAGTTGTTGCTACTGCGTTTGGATCAACGTATAGATCAAGTCCAAGCACGTTGCCGCGTAGGGACTGAGGACCAGCAAC